TGCCCGCCCCCACTACGCGATTCCCCCAGGGTTCGGCTTCCACAGATTGACGGTCAAGGAGCTCGGTGAGCGCGGCGGGGATCGCGCCCTGTTCAACTGTCTCCAGATGTGGCAGCACCCCCGGAAGGGGCACCGCTATGTCATGGGGGTCGATGTCGGCGATGGCCTCGGCCTCGATCGCTCGGTGGTCGATGTCTTGCGCATGGGGACGATCGATGAATGTGAGGAGCAGGTCGCCCAATTTATCTCCGACACCACCGCCCCCAGGGCGCTCGCCGGGATCATCGACGCGGTGGGTCACCTCTACAAGTGGCCCGACGGGCGCGAGGCGATGGCCGCGATCGAGTGCAACAATCATGGGCTCTCCACCCAGGACACCCTGCAGCTCCACCTCGGCTACCGGCACTTCTTCATCTGGGAAGTCCTCGATCAAGCCGACCCCAATAAACGCTGGACGACCAAGATGGGTTGGGTGACCACCAACCGCACGCGCCCCATCCTCCTGGATCAGTTCTACACCGGGGTCACCACGATCGACCCGATTACCGGCTATAGTGACTGCCGTATCAATTCGCAGTTCACCCTGGACGAGATGCGCGACTTCCAGACCGACGGCAGCTTGTGGGAAGCCGAAGCCGCGAAGGGGGCGTTCGACGACTGTATCATCGCCGGGGGGATCGCGCACTATGTGTGCTGGCGCCTCCAAGGTGGGGAGACCGAGCCCCTGGCGGATCGACGGCGCCGCCGGGCCGAGGAGCAGCGCCGCAGGCTACGAGCCGGCGACCAGAAGCACCTGGACTATCGCAACTCAGACATGACGGCCCAGGATCAGCGGCAACAGGAGGGGCTCAGCCCCGAGGAGCGGCAGGAGATCGATGATGACACCGACGGACTCTTCTACGACCCCGACTCTCGAGGGAGCGGCGGGACCCTCTACTAAGCCTGCGGCACCGATCCAGGTGGGTGACACGGTGCTGGTCTGGGTGGACCTCACCCTGGTTCGGCCGATGATCGTGACCAGCCTCCAGCCGCAGGGGCGCATCTCCGGGACCCTCTTCTGCGAACCCGACGATCACACCCGGCCGGTCTTCCGGGGCGCCATCGACCGCCGCAATGACCCCGCGCGCATCGAGGGGCGGCCGTCAGCGAACTACCCGGTCGGCTACGGGAAATCCCTCCAGGAGGGCACCGGCCTGGGGAATTGGAGTCGCCGATGAATACGCTCCGTGTGCTGGTCGATGACGACACCCTGGCGGGGCTGCAACGGGTTGCGGATGACACCCGGAAGGACATCGAGGAGGTCGCGCGGGTGAAGCTGAAAGCCGGGGTGAGCCTCCTGCCACCGGGCCGTGTAGTGGTGGTCGGGGGTGAGATCCTGGAGGTCCTCGAATCCATCCTCGGTGGGGGCTCGCTCCTCAACGCCCCGGATCTGCGCAAGAAGGTCGAGCGCCTGGCGGGGATCAGCTTCCTCCATGTACGGCTGCCCTTCACCCCGAATCAGCTGGAAGCTCTGAAGGAGAAGGCCGAGCGCAACTCGCTGACGGTCGAGCAGCTGGTCAACCGCACCGCGCCGCGCATCTACGAGCAATTCTTCGATCTGGTGGAACGATCGCGCTGATGGCGACCAGCTATTACCGCTGTGTGATCTGCCGATCGGTGGAGCTGATCACGTACCCCGCAGCCTACGTCGGTACACCAGACTGGCCCCCCTGTTGTCTTGTCTGCGGCGGGGCGCTGGAATTTGCCCCCCAGCCCGGCGACTTCGCGATGGACGCTCGCAGCGATGGCGGGACCGGGAAGGGCTTCCAGAAATTCTCGGTCGATGTGGATGGCCGCCCGGTAGAGATCGACTCCCTCCACAAGCTCAGGACGATCGAACGCGAATCCGAGCAACGCTATCGCAATGGCGAGGGCGAACCCCTCCGGTTCCGCGCCTGGACCCAGGAGGCCTCCAACATGGGGGTCTCCGCCTTCGGGGACCGCGGCAAGATCGGTGACCAGGTGTACGACTCTGGTACCCCGCACACCAAATCCGAGAAAGTCTCGGTACGCCGCCACGGTGAGAAGAAACCCTCCATCCCGCTCGGTCCTGGGATGCGTCGCGCGAAAACAGCACTGAAAGGTTGATCGATGCCTGACTTCTCACCCTCCGGCCTCTACGGCCTCCCCCCGATCACCGTGGACGGCTTGCGCCTCGGCGGCGACCCCCGGGTGCTGGGGTGGATCACAGAGGCGGTACAGGAGGGGGACCTGATCAACCGCCAGGATCCCGCCTTCGAGATGGCCGACAAGGGGATGCGCTACATTATTGGTGAGCAGCGGGACAATCAGCAGCTCTCCCTCAATTACCTCCCCTTCGCGGTGATCAACAAATCACGGAAAGCCACCCAGGCCCATGTCAGTGCGCTCACTGATATCAAGCCCGTGTTCGGGTACCGGGCGACGGACCCGAATTTCAGCTTCCACGGGGATCTCCTCAACCGCCTGACGGTGGCGTGGTGGCTGGAGGCGATGGCGGATCTCACCCTGGGGGACACGATTAAATACGCGCTCGCCGGGGGTACTGGTGATCTGGCGATCGAGTGGGACACCTCGGCGTCCTTCGGGACCGGCGATCACAAGATCATCGCGAAGGACTTCCGGGACACCCTCGCGATTCGGCCCTCCAGCGACCCCTCACCGCAGCTCTGGCAGGGGGTCATCTTCCGCGAGGCCCACTCGATCAACGCGATGCGCGCGAAATACAAAGAGTTCGAATCCGCCTTCCGCCCGGCGCCCGACAACCTCCTCACCACGATCATGTCCAGGTTCCGCCACATCGTCGCGCGCATCCAGACCCCGGCGGCGGACACCCTCTCGGGGCTCGCCTCGATCCCCGCTGCCCGGCCTGTGCGCCCGGGGGATGTCGTCCTCTACCGTACCTACTTGAATGACCTCACCAGGAATCTGACCAATAAGCCCATCGTCATGGGAGACCCCACCGCCAACTGGTCCTACGTCGTCGAGCCCGGTGGCCCACTCTACCCGCAGAAGCGCCTCATCGTCTCCACCCCGGAACTGATCCTGTACGATGGCCCGAACCCCTTCTGGCACTCGATGTATCCCTTCTCGCGCCTGAAGCTCTGGTCCGTCCCCTGGTGCTTCCTCGGGCTGTCACTCCTCCACGACACGATCCCCATCCAGGACGCGATTAATGACTCGATGAAGGACCTCAGACTGGGTATTAAGCAATGGACCAACGCCGACACGCAATTCGACAAGCAGTCCGTCAGTCGTGCGTTCCAGCAGGCGTTCGACCCACAGCGCCCAGGGAAGAAGATCGGCATCTCCATGCTCGGATCCCCCTCCAGGGAGCCCTACAAGAAACTCGATGGCCCGAACCCCCAAGTGCTCTCGCTCCTCCTGGAAGTCTACCGCCAGCTCTGTACCGAGCACGACGAACAAACCGGCGTCGCCAATCTCCAGCAGCTCATGCAGCTACGCCAGATGCCCGGGGCCGATACCATTCAGAAGTACTACGAAGCCCTGACCCCCGAACTCCGCCAGGAGGGGCGCAACGTGGAAGCCTTCCTCCGCGACGTCGCGCAGATGCACAAGTTCAACATCTTCCAGTTCCAGACCTCCAGCCGCCGCATGAACATCTTGGGCGACGCCGGGCTGGCACTCGAGGACTTCGATTTCGACGCCGACTCCCTGGTCCCAGCGATGGAGGCGCAAACGATGACCCCCGACCCGATGACGGGAGTCCCGACCCCACAGGCGACCCCTGGCTATAAGCCTGAGCTGGATCGCTCGAAAGCGCGTAGCGTGCGTGCCAAGGCCTTCGCCAAGATGTTCATCTTCACCGTGGCCCCCAACTCGATCCTGGCGATGTCGGCCCAGGAGAAGAAGATGATGAATTTCCAGCTCGCCCGTATGGGCTACCTGGACTTCTGGTCGCTTCATGAATCGCTCGAAACCCCGAACATCGGCACGCCCCCTCCGATGCCGCTGCCTCCGCTGCAGATGCCGGACGATCCGGCGGTCCTGCTCATGGGGCTGCAAGCCGGCAAGTTCATCCCCGACCCGCAGCGCCCGGGTCAGTTCCTCGAGATCCGCACCCCCCTGACCGTCACCGAGCGGCTCATCGCCCAGCAGATGCTCGGGATCGGTATGACGGAGAACCCCGCCGGCCGCAAATCCTCCGGGCAGCAAGCCCCCAAGGCGGAGACCAAGGCTGATGGCGCTGGGGGGGCGCGACAGACGATCACGGAGAGCCCGAAGTGACCTTGGATCAGCGTATCGCCGAGCTCCTCGCACACCTGCCACCAGTCGAGCAGCTGGAATTTGCGGCGCTGCAGGATGCCATCTACCAGGTGCGCTTCACCGGCCCGGTGACCATTGACTTCCTCAACGGTGTTCCGCGCCAGATCTCGCTCGGTCAGCCGGTCAAGCTGGCCATCTGTCACGCGACGCCGGCAGGGGGGCTTGACAAGCCAGGGAAATCTAAAGCACCCTGACGCTTCATCACGCGCCCACGACGTCTGCCTGCTGGTCCGGGCGAGACGTGCGAGGCCGATTCCTGCAGGGGGGTCGGCCTCTTTTTGCTGTACGGAGGATATCCGATGGGGTTTCTTGGAAAACTCGGTGGGGCCCTGATGGCACCAGGCAAGGCGATCGGCAGCATGGGCAAGGCCGCGATGGGCAGCGTCGGGAAGGCGGTCACCGGGCACCCGATGGCGGCGGCCAAGCAACTCGGGGGCGGGGTCAAAAAGTCGTCTCGGGCGATCTCGCGTGGTTTCAGCGGGCGGCGCTAGATGCCCCTGACCGGTGCGCGCTACCGCTACAAGAAAGGCACGGACACCCGGCTGGCGTTCAAAGGCAGCCAGGTGGTCGAGGCCAAGAATATGAAGACCGGCGCGACGCACACCCCCCAGGAGTTTGCGCGCGACCGCAAGGCCAAGCGGACCACGGGGCGATCGATGCGAGGGAGGCGGTAGATGGCCAAAGGCAAGTCTGTCGATCGCGGCGCTTCCAGCGGCTACAACTTCGCGACCGGCGAGATCGACACCAACCCACCCGCGACGCCACGGAACCCTGATTTCTCGAAGATGTCGCCGATGCGGCCGATGGCCTCGCACAAGACCACCCGGCCGACGAAGCGGTCCCCAGCACAGCGGGCGCTGATCTCAGGGGGGCGGTAATGCACAAGGCTCCCACGGTCAACCAGTCCCTGAAGTTCTCCTCCATCAAGGATGAGATGCCGCTCAAAGGCCCAGCGCTGTCGCGGCCACAACCTCCACCGCGGACGAAATCACGCATGGTCTCGCGGTCCCCCCGGAGGCGCCGCTGATGCCGGACGAACGCAACTTCCTCGATCGTCTCGGCGGGAAGCCTCCAGCGCGCAAGTCGAACATCGACCTCCCGAACACCCGCGGGACGAAAGACCCCCGGTTGTCGCGCCCCACCTACAAGGATGTGGGGGCGAAGATCGTCTCGGGGTATCGCGCGGTGCGGAAGCTCGGGAGTAAACGCTAATGGCCGGATCAGGCTTCCCCCAGCGCAAGTCCTCTGGCGCAGGCGGCATGACCTCCCCCGGAGCTGGACAGGAAGTCCTCGACGGACCGCCCCCCTCCCCGGTGATGGCGAACGCCTCCATGCCACAGCCAGGTCAGCAGCCCCAGATGCCCTCCTTCGCGCAGATGTCGCAGCCCCTCACCGCAGGGACCCCTGGCCGGGCGGTCTCGCCGGAGGTGCTCGTCGGTATTATGCAGGGGGCCGAAACCATCTACGGGATGCTGGACTCGATGGCCTCGATCGCCCCCGACATGGCGAATGACTTTGCCCTGCAGAAGGATCTCCTGCAGCGCACGATGGCGAAGCTGGTGATCAAGGGCGGGCAGACAGGCTCGCCGGCATCCCCCGGGATGAATTTCCCGGGCGGCGGCTTCGCGAGCGGCAGCATGTAAAGAGCTTCCTCCTGGAAGGCCCCGCATTCCGCGGAGCCCGGGCCGGGAAGAGACGGTGACAATTGAATCATGGGTAAGGGAATCGACACAGGGACCGCGTTTTTCAAAGGCCTCCTCGGCAAGATCACGGATCCGGAGCAGAAGGCGGCCGCAGAGAAACTCCTGACGAATCCAGCACTGATGACGGAGATCGGGAATGGGGTCGAAGGCCAAGCCGAAATCGACCGCCAGCTCGCGAAGCTCCGCACCGATGGCGAGGAGCTCGCGACACGCGCGACCGAGCTCGATCAACGCGAAGGGGGCCTGACGGAGTGGCATGGCAACTTGGCGAAGTGGCACACCCAGAACAAGGCCGCCATTGAGGTGGGGGCCCGCGTCCTGAAAGGTGAGAAGGTGGATCCCGCGAACCCGAATCCCAATCCGAACCCGACTCCCAATCCGGCGTCGGGCGGGATGACGACGGAGCAATTCGAGGAGCACATGCGCGGCGAGCGCGCGTCGTTCCTGGGGTACTCACGGGATCAGCAGGCCATTACCCGGAACCACTTCACCCTGTTCAACGAGATCGTGGATCTCGAGCCGCTCCTCCGTCACCCCAAGATCGCCGAGGTCGGTCTCACGGGCGTGTACGAGCTGGTACACAAGGAACGCCTGGACAAGCACCGTGCTGACGCGACCGCCGCCCACGACAAGCAAGTCGCGGACGAGGCGGTACGGAAGTACGCGGAGTCTCAGGCCCAGATGCCCTATCCGCCCCCGACCGGGGCTGGGTCAGGGTCGCCCCTGGACGCACTTACGCCTGCGGTGAAGGACAACGTGGTCGACGCGGCCACCGCGCACTACAACCGCCTCCAGGCTGAACGCGCCGCAGGGACGCCCGCGACACGGTAGGGAGAACAGGACACAGGGATCATGCGACATCTAGCACGCGCGGGTGACTTTATTCGCGCGAATCCGATCTTCACAACGCTCTGCATGGCCCTCCTGCTCTGGGCCAGCGGGGTCGCGCCTGCGGCAGGCCTCCCCCTCCTCATGGGGCCCATCCTGCTCGACGACGTGAACACCGTCACGACCAAGACGATCATGCCGGGGGTGGTGGATAACTTCTTCCGCGCCGGTCCCTTGGTCGCGTACCTGAAGACCCGCTTCACGCGGAAGTGGATCGGGCCGCAGATTCAGGAAAACTACATGTACGCCCCCATGCGCGGCGGGGCCTACAAGAAGGGTGCGACCTTCAACATCACCAAGCGCCAGACCCGCACCGGTATGCTCTTTACCCCGAGGTACTACGAGGTCAACGTGACTGAGTTCCTCGAGGATATCGAGGTTGAGCAAACGGGCCCGAACGCGATGTTCTCGATCGTCAAGACGGATATGGCTGAGGCAGCGCTCACCCTCTCAGGCATCCTTGAGATCGCGATGTTCCACCACGGCCAGGCCCTCCCGGGGGACGATCGGTCCGCCGAGATCAACGGGCTGGAAGAGGCCCTCACGGATGGCATCAATGTCACCTGGACGGGCGCGACCTTCACCTCCTATGGTGGTCAGGACCGGCCCTCGGTGGGTGGGGCGCTCAACTCCCCGGTCGGCCTCATCACCCCCTCGGTCCCCTCGATGTCCTTCAGGGCGCTCCAGCATTCGTATCTGTCGACCTGCATCGGCTCGGAGCACCCTGCCATCGGTGTCACCACGAACCGCGGCATGGGGTACATCTCGGAGACCTTTCTCCCGCACCAGATCGTCGATGTCGTCGACCCGGAAATCAACTGGCCTGGCCTCAAGTTCAACCAGGCCAAGATCGTCGTCAGCCAGTACGCGCCCGGCGCCGATGGCGTGAACGATCCCGACCTCGGGAACTACCTGGATACCGATGGCGAGACCTTTTGGTGGTTGAACCCCGGACCCCAGGGCGACGATGCGTACCTCCGCTTCTACATCGCGCAGTCCCCGAAGTTCGCGTTCGGCTTCACGGGCTTCAAAGGCGCACGCGACGACAACATGGTCGCCGGACAGATTCTGTTCGGGGGCAACTTCTCATGCCGGGCACCACGTCTACAGCGCGGCCTGTACAACATCGCCAAGTAAGACGAGCTGACCACTTTTAGCTAAGGAGACACTATGTCACCGAACAGTTGGTTCAGTCAGCCCGTCTTCATTCCGGGGGGTGATCCGGAAGCGATGAACGAGCCGACCCTGGCGTACCCCGGACAGCTCGGGATTCGCTTCAGCTACATCAACCCGCCCCGCACGATCCCGGTCGATTCTGCCGTGCTCGAGACCGGCGAGGCGGGCCTGCCGAAGTCGTTCAAGCTGGTCAAGACAGATTCCACGATGGCCGTGGCGCCCTATGACGGCGCGGTCGCGTGGTTCGCGGATCAGGCCAACTATGTGGTGACCACGACGGTGACCACCTTGGGGCGAGGGCGCGTCGCGGGCGTCTTCAAGAACACCGTGACCCCAGGCAACTTCACCTGCATCCAGGTCAAGGGCAAGGGCAAGGTCAACTTCATCGACGCGGTGGTCGTGGCGAACGTCACGCCGGCCGGTAACTTCGTGATCCCCTCGGCGACCAACGCCAAGGCGGACGTGATTGCGGCAGGCTCCCCGGCGACCTACCCGACGATCGGGCGCACGGCGGGCGCGCTCCAGGGTGGCACCGCGATGGCGATCGTCGACATCGACGTGCCGGAGGTCCTCTAAACACAGGAGGTACGTCATGGGGGAGCTGAGAGGTTCCTCCGTGACATCCTACTGAGGGGCAGAGGAGACGCTTATGAATATCGACGAAACCAAATTCCCGGCACGCGACCGCCTCAACGATCGCATGGTTCGGCAAGTCCGCTACACCGGCCCGATCCTCTACGTCGCGGGGGGTGATCCCGTCAACGCCTCCAACGAACTGGGCATGGGTGAGGTGTACGCGGTCCTCGGCAACATCGGTAACAACGGCGGCACGGTGTCGACCGCGATCCTCGTGCCGTTCTTCGACTACGTGACGCAGAAGATCATGTGGTTTGTCCCTAACACCGGGGCGCAGGCATCCGGCGATCTCTCCGGGTTCGTCGGGACACTCACGTTCTTCGGCAAGGGCTAACGCGCAGCGGGACTGAGGTGAGGATCAGGGATGGCCATTCAGACGTTCGGCGACCTGTGGAGGCTCATTGCGCTCCACGTGCCGGCAGCCCCGCCGTCCCTGGTCCAATCCTGGTGCCAGACCAGCTACGATGATCTGGTCGGCCGGCGGCACTGGGCGTGGCTCAGACGAGACGCCCTGATCAACACCCTGGCTTCCCGATCCCTCACGATTACCTTCACCCAGGGCCTCACGGCGATCAGCTCCGCGGGCCTCTTCGTCGCGACTGACGTGGGGCGGCAGGTACGCGTAGGCTCGAATACCCCCATCTACACGATTGACACGGTGACGGTGCCGAACACGGCGACCCTGACGCAGATCTACGCAGGGACCTCTGGGGCGCAGGTCTCAGTCATCCGGGACATCTACCTGGTCATGCCGGCGGACTTCCGCTCGATCCACACCGTCACGGACATGACGATTCAGCGCCCCATC